TGCTCTTGGCATCGCGCTAGAGAAATACACGCGGTATACCCCCGTGTCGACTCTAACGGTCTCGGTGCCCGGCCCATCTGTATCGATGATAAATGACGTACTACTGACGACGTAGCCCGTCGCACTGGCAATCTTGCCATACGCTCTAGGGATAATCGACGCACCACCTGTAGAAAGAAGGGTGACATTACCGCTACCGTCCTTGAAGTACAGGTCAGAATCCGACGTCAGAGTGTATAGCAAACCATGAGACGCGACTGTGGCCGGAGCACTGGCTTGGTCCTCGAGCCTTATATAGTCATAAGGGACATCACCTGCCTCGATAGCGGTAAAGTTGTTGGCTATGTCCGCCTGACTGTTCTTCAACTGGTCTGTTGATAATGGCTTAGTCTTCTGCCATGCCATGGATTACCTCAAAATGATGGTACTGATCTCTGAGTGCTAAGCATCTGCGCTGTCGCGTCCTGGGCTATCGCCCGCACACGGTCATAAAAGACCTTGAGGGCTGCGGCCTTCTCGAACTCCCCGCCTGAAACAAGCAGGTCAATAGCGGTGCCATAAGCCACCACCTCACCCCAACCATCTTGCCCGTCAATATCGCTGAGGCCAGACTGGCTCGCAGCATCGCTGAAGGTGTCTAGTCGCTTATTCCCAAAGATTCTGATTGTATATGTGTCGTCCGGTATAGGACGGAGAACAATGTCATTGTCATAGATCAGAATCTGCTGGGGCTTAGCACTTGTCTCTGTGCTGTCGATTAGCCAGTTGTTCCAGAAGATCGCCGGCTCATAGAGCACATCAATGGCCTCATCACCCACAAATGCAGGAGGCACTAGAGTCTGAAAGTCGTCGGGGAATGTGTAGGTACCAGTGGAGGCTGTAGTCGACAGAGAATAGAACCGCTGCTGCAGCTGAAACTTCACCTCAGCCGGTAATTTAAAACGAATAAACCTATCAATACGCTCATTTAATTGCGCAGCTGTAGGATTGCTAGTCGAGGGTCTAGCTGCAAGCTTCCGAACCTCGGTAGCGATATCAGAAAACGACCATAGCGACATTGATGATCCCTCGAATGAGTCGACATCTTCAATATCCAGCTATGGAGTTTTATTGTCACTGCCGATAACCAAACTACCGTCTTCAATACGCCATAAATGTCGTGTACTACGATCTGCCGGTAGTTGTATTGGCCATAACTCGATACTTTCCTCAGCGATATCTAAGTCATGACGCTTAATCCAGTCATCCTTGCCGCCAGGATAGTTGGGCGCAGGGTAAATGACGCTCACACCGCCATTCTCATTGGCCGCTACATAGACCTTTAGCTTCCAATCATCTTCATCATCTAATGACAATATTCATACCCGAATCTACCCGATTAGACCCAATTCCAACGCAACCGATCTGAACATCGCTTTTTACTCGGTCACTAAGCTCCTCGAAAACACTATGTGGCCCTCGAGGCGTCAACTGGACGTTGTAGTTGGTGTCTTCCATGTTAGAAGCAAAGACAACTGTGTACTCGCCTACGCCACTGTCTATTACTGACGCCAAACCTTCGTCGCTGTGGATATGAAGGCAAGGCCCTTGGATCTCTAAACATGCAGATATCATAAGGGAATAAGGCTGAACCGAGGACGAGGCGTCTTACCCTCGTAGTACATCTTGCCCATCATTGCCTCAGCAATCTCTACAGGCATATCTACTTCTTCGCCGTCTTCGATTTTGAACTTGAACATCTTGTTGAAGCGTCGGCCAGTTGCGCGGTTGATCATGATGATCCCGCGAGTAAACTCTACGTCCACGCCAGGCTGCTGGTTATGCTGGAATCGGTAGCGGCGCATGGGAACAGGCTCATCATCATATGGATGCTGACCTTCCCAAGGGTTTCTAGCTTGCTCTTTGACAATCTTCACTGGCATCGGTGCAAGCGGAGTGTCTGGAGTGATCTGAATTAGCTCGTCAGTCATTTTCTTGGGGCGTCCTCTTGGCATTAGCAGTCCTTGTTTACGAGTGCTAGGTCAAATGGACTATATCAGAGGCCATAATTATTTCGATTCAAAGAGGTGGCCGTTGTATTCCACATTATGCCGACGCCGGACCATTGTCATTTGCTTTTTCGCGTTGTTTCCGCCGTTTCAAGGCATGGTTTTTCATCGCTGTTAGACGGGTTATTTGGGAATGGCACGCTACACATAACCACAAAACGTCTTCTGGCCGATCATATGATTCATGGTGCCCCTCAACGGGGCCTTTTTTATGGCACATTTCGCAATGTTCACTAGGAATCAATTTTCCCTGGAGGCGCAATGATTGGCATTTACTGTGAGCTTTTATTTTTTGCTCATTCGCCAGCCGCCATTGTTTTTGATATCCTGCCTTATATTCACGGTACCATTGCCGGTTATCCTCGCGATATTTGGCTACTCTTGCAACTTGCTTTTGCCTTCGCTCTGGACATGAATGGTATAACTCTCTTTGCCTCGCCGCATGTTTTTCTGCGTTTGGTGAGTACCATTCGCGCTGCTTACGGTTATATTCCTCTCGATTCTGTTCTCGTAATTCCTTACGCCGTTCACTGATCGCGTCGGTGTTGTTGTGATAGTTCCTGCGATTTTGCGCATTTTTGCAAGGCTTGCACCTAGCCTCTAGGCGCTGGGAGCCGTCTTTGTTTTTACCCTTGGGGCCGAATTCTGTGAGAGGTTTGGATTGCTTGCAGATGGAACATGTTTTCATAGGGACTCCGTGTGATTGGGTACCCTTATCACATGTCGGCTCCGCTCTGAGCAAGAAAAAAAGGGGCCGAAGCCCCTTTCACCTAGGCGTTGATATCGCCACGGTCGTTGAACTTGGAAGCCCAAATCGCTAAGTAGTGAATTTCATCTGAATCCGCGCCGTAGAACGCCGAACCAATAGTCAGGTTAAGCGTATGTCCGACAACACCAGACGTATAAGTCACACTGTCGTTCTGGGTAATACCGTTCGAGACTTCCTTAACACCGATGCCAGCATCAGCTTCGTTAAGGATGATAGACGCGTCACCAGCCGCATAATCCTTCGTCCAGAAGAGGACGATGTTAGTAGCGTCGGTGGCCATCTTTGTCTCGTTCCACATTATCAGCGCGTCAGGATTGCGATCGATGTCCCATGTAAGGGCAACAGATGCACCAGAAGCTTCAAAGTGGCCAACTTCAATGTATGGTAAAGCTGATTCCATGATCTTACCTCCTTAACCTGTCAAGCCAGCGTCAGAGACGACTAGCTCGTACATGAAGTTGTCGTTGAGAACGCGGCAAACGAAGAAAGCCTTCCAGCCTACAGACGCTCGCTGATCCAGAGGATCGCTAGTACCGCCTGAGCCGAATGCCTTAATGATTGTCGCTGCTGACCCACCTTCGAGCTCTGTGAGGCCGTAGGCGTTCTTTCCGCAGATGAATGCGGAGTAGCGGTCAGGGCTTGTAGACGTGTCTACGTAGCCAGCAGAGCTTAGTAGCCAGCGAACGCGTCCTGTGGCTCCCCATTCTGCTTCCAGAACAGGCATCTGCTGACCGTATTCCTGTGTGCTAACAAAGTTAGACACGTTGGCGATATCGGTGCTGATGTCGGTGTCTGCAAGACCGAAGTATGAAGGAGGAACAGGAGCCGTGCCGAACTTATTGCTCGCCATGACAACTTCAGAGATCATCTGAGCGTCGTTGCCCATCAGGGTTTTGACAGCTGTGTCGATGTCCGCCTTGTTGATTTCAGTAGGTGTACCACCGTTTACCCCGCTAGTAGCGAGTGTGCCGGTTAGAGCACCTTGAATGGTGTTACGCACGACTTGGTCGATTGTTTCACCAAACTGTTGTCCGAGAAGCTCCACTGCTTCTGTGATGACAGCGTCTTCGACTGTGAGGTCGACAACATCGGAGATTTCCACAAAATCCCCGTACTGGACTACTACGGCCGTTAGGTCCGTCTTAGCCAATTGCGATCCAGCAGGTGTAATACCTTCACCAATAGGAGTCGTTGCTACAGAGAGGTTGGTGTAACGACGAAACTTGATCGTGTTACCCGACTTCTTGCGTAGATCCCTTCGCTGACCAAACATAGTATGAATCAGGTGGGGACGTGCACGCATTAGCAGCAGACGGTCGTACATGGTGCTTACAGCTGGATCCACTTGAGTAGTGGTAGTCTGTGCCATAAGATATCCTCATGTTAAGCACCCCGCTTAACACTGGCGATATGACGCTCGAAGTCCGCATCCGACATGTTCATGAAGTAGTCGACTTTTGCTAATGCCGATCCCCCAGTAGCCGCTTGGGATACTGACCCAGGTTTCTGGGCGTTCTCCACGATGCGCTTGGCATCGTTGACTTGCTGTTGTGCCGGCATCGAAGCCCGACCGATCTCATAAGCCAGCCTGTGAGGGTCTGACGAGGACGCTATCGCCTGTGCCAAGGCAGGGTCGTTTTCTGCCTTTTTAAGCGTATTCGCTACGACCTTGTCATAGTCCGAATACTGGGCACGCATGCTAAGCGTCTTTAGTTCCCGCTGTTGTTGCTGCAGAGCGCTTTCGAACTGCTGCTTTTCAGCCTGTAGAAGCTTGCTCATGGTGCCTTTAAACTCAGCCCCAGTGACGATGTCATCATCAGCTATGCTATCAAGTGGCGATGCCGTCGACTGCTTCGCTGCTTGTGCTTGCTGCTGATAGAGCATCTGCTGTTGCTGAAACATTCGGTTTTGCTGCTCGAGCTCATCCAAACGTTTTTTTTGCTGGGCCATCGTCTCGTTTGCTCGCTGCCAGTTGATCTGCTGACTGTCTTGCTCCGGAGCTTCTTGCTCAGCTTGAGGTTCGGCGACCACCTCTTGTACGCCCTCTTGATCGGTCATGTATCTCCTTTAAAGCCCGTTAGACCTGCCGCGGCTTCCGACGACTTCAAAATAGCTTGGTTAGTTAAATATTCGCAACCACACGCAGTTATCGATAGTTACGACCAAAAAAAGTGGCCGTCAAATCAATGACGGCCACCACCAAAACCAAAACAATTCCAAAGGAGAATGAGACTATATGACTCGTATAGCTCCTGATATATCAGCTGCAGATTCAGCTACTATCTGCTGCGGATTGTGGGGATCAAGAAACTCCCGAGCACAGTGAACATCTAACGGAAGTTCCCAGATCTTTTCAAACGACCCTTTTTTGTTATCAACTAACCAAAGAACTGTCCCCAGCATCTTAGGAGGCTTAGTGCTGCGCAACTGGTAGCTCGATTTCAGCACATTACAGTCGTGATTTGTCCAGTTCGAGACCTTAAGGATGTAGTAGCTCTCTTTGTGGGCGTACTTGGCTATGATGCTGTTGAGCATCTTGGCTTCGTCTTGCTCCAAAGCCGAGCGAACATCCCAAAGAAGCTGAACCATGCTACTTTCTCTTCGGTTTCTTCTTTTTCTTTGGTCTATAAGACGCGGATTGCTCTTTCTCTGCAAACTCTTTTGCCAGTTTTGGCTTGTTCGCATAGAGAAATTTACGTTGCTTTTCGCTTTTGAAGGGCATAACGCCTCACTGTACTATGCAACATTTTTTTGCTGTACAGCAGACCTTATCATCTACTTCTTTCTTTTTGAAATGAAAGCAACCCTGTTGATGGTCACCCTCATTTTGTGTGGAACAGCAGCTGGATTTACAAAAGCACATGTAGGCTTTCTGTGTACCCTCTTCGGTGCTCTCATATTGAGGGCTGATTGAAGGAACGGTCACTAGTAGGGCTCGATTAGCTGGATAGCTTCACGGGCCATCTCTCTTAGACGCTCTAGGAAGCAGGCCTCCGCGTCCTCTATGCCTTCTGCATGCTTAATGCGGGAGCGACATTCCTGGTCTATATCCCATATCGCGGCAAACAATTCACCGGCGTGGAGGGCAAGCAATGTGTCTCTTTCGGCATCATCGCCATCGAACTCGATAGTAGCCTTCATAAGCATCCTACATTTGTCCTTGGACTATCCGCCTCATGATATCCATCAGATGAAGGTATTCGTCCATTTCAAACCACGTCAGTTCGCTGTCCATCGCTCTAACTGCGGTGGTGAGTGTTCCATCATTGAGGTCGTAATAGACATTGAGCGCAGCTAGGTTGTTCTTTTTCATCACTACCTGAGCTGAGTTTGATCCCCTTTCCCACTCGCTTTTGACACCTTCACTGATTTGATAGTTATCCACCGGGAAGTTGGCTTTTAAGTTGCGCATCCAGGTGAAGAGATCAACTACACCAGAGAGAAACTCCTCTTTTGTGAGCTGACCCACTTGGAGGCGCTTAGGGATTACAAATACCCCGTTTGCAAAGGCGAACTCGCTAATGACTTGCCCATCAAAAAGGTACTGAAGAGAGCCCGTGATGAGGGTGCGATTGATGACTTCTTTGACCTCAAGACCCATTTATTGAATCCCTGGCTGCAGAACTGATTGGTCTGTCACAAACCCAATGGCTTGCTGAAGCTCATAGCCGCCACGTTGCTCCGCCGCTTGCTGAACACCGACATTACCCGCTACCTGCTCCTGCTCTAGTCGCTTAAAAAACTCCAATAGACGGAGGAGTCTGTCAGTGTCCATGGATTCAATCTCTTTGATTGCCCTGACACGGTTGAGAACAGCCATAGAATTATTTTCTTGCAGTTCAGAGATACGCTCCTGCGCAAGGCCCCTATCCGCCTCGGCGCGCGCGATCCTCTCAATACCAAGTCCGACATCAGAAAACACTTTAGATCGTTGAAGTTCTCGCAACCGTGCTTGATCCTCCAGCTGCTGCTGTTGGATGAATTGCTGCTTCTGCGCTTCTGCATCCATTGCCTCCCGAAGAGCCGATTTGTCCTGTATCGGCATGAAGTCGATAATAATGCTGTCCGGGATAGGGATTCCAATCTGACGAGCCTGGATAAGTTGTGTGTAGGCCAGAGCTCTCTGGGTAGGCGTCTCCATTGCCTCTTCCACAACTGCGTCGTACTTGCCAAATGTTTTATTATAGAACTCTTGTGTGGGCTGTTCATTGATGATACGAGCAACTTTCTGTGGCGAGAAGTTAGATTGGACCATTTTGATGATCTTCTTGCCAAGCAAACGCTGGGATGAGCGCAGGTTATCAAACAGGTCCTGCAAGACTGTAAGACCAGCGCCTTGACGTAGCTTTGCTAGCACCCCAGAGATTTGGAGGTTGCCATCGTCCGCCATGCCGAGGAGTTCCTCAGTAATGCCCGCGATCTCGACAATATCCTGATCCATCTGCTGGGAGAGGTTAAACAACCCATTTGGGATATCTGGAGGCGGCAGACGCTGTGCATCGGTGAGTTGGGCGTCATCCTTCATCCAGATGACTCTTCCCTGCCCAGACTGGTAGAGATCCTTAGGATTAACCACCGCACCAGACTTTGCCTGCCAGCCGCTATTAACCTGGCTATCGATAATATCGAGCATCTTGGACCGACGCTTGTTGGCCTCGGTCTGAGGGTCTCGTGAGCAACGGACCAATGACTGTAGCTTCAGCGAAAAGTCGCCAGATGCTTGACGGCTAAAGAAGTTGCCATAGTCCTCTGTACCCACAGGACCAGACGAGCCATAGGCATTGCTTGTGCTGTGCTCTGGATCCCAGAAAGCCATTATTGGGACATGAGGGAAGTCACCGATACCCCAAGGGTCTTCCCCTTGGAACATGGGTATTTCCTCTACAAGGATATTAAGCTCGATACTTGGCTTCTGTCGCTTGACGATCGCTAACTGGGGAGCCGCTTGAATAAGCATATTGAGGCGTTCTTTATCCGCGCCCTCACCAATCTCCATCATCTCACCAGACTGCTGGTCAACGATGACGGTTACCTCTCTGAATGTTCGTCTCCAGTACTCGTCGTACCGCAGCGTTGCTTTTGCCTTGTTGTTCGATACTGCTGCCATGTTGGGGAACCTGCCATCACGGCCTGCACTTCCGAGTAAATCAATGTCGTCGGCGCGGAAAGGCAAGAGCGATTTGACAGCGTCTCGTGACAAGAGACGGCGTTGTAGGAGGAACTCACAATCTGCCAAGTCACGTCGTTGGAATCGAGGATCAAGTAGAAACTGGTTGTGGGGCACGCGAGCAAGTTTGATATCGCCATTGATCGGGTCCTCCGAGTAGTCCATTGATAGCTGGAGCAGATTGATACCCGTCTTAAGGCACCCCTCAAACGCATCGGAGATGGTATTGGCCATCATATCTCTGTTCATTAGCCAGAGGATAACCGCCGACAGCTGGTCTGCTGTCATTTCATCAGAGTTTTCGACAGGTTGCGCTAGAATCGAATGCCTAGACTTGCGCTCGAAGCCTGAGACCATCTTGATATTGCGGCGGACCCTGTTGAATACCAGAGCATTTCGTCTCTGTGCGTCTAATGCAGCCTTATCCTGAGGGTGCCACTGATCACCGAGGTAGCAGCGCATGTCCTTCTCGGCTTCAGCTATGAACGGCGCCCAGGAACGTTGCGCAAACTCATGGCACTCTCGCCACGACGAGATAACCTCTTGCTCATCCGCTTCACGCATATTTGCGCCAGCTTCCACTAGTGGCTGTGCCATTTAAACCCCCGGATTGTATTGATCAAACATGCGCTGCGCATCCTCTTCTGACATAGAGGTTTTAGGTCGCACAAGTGGCAAGCACGCATATCTAAATGCATCTGCGGCGTGGGAATGCTCGTCATGAAGAGGCCGGTCCATATATGTGCGAAGTTTGTCACTATAATGCTTACGATAGTTCTCGAGGTGTTTAATCCCGAGCTCACACTTTGTTTTATCAAACCAACAACGAGGAAGTACAGCACGTACTGTCTGTATTCCATCATCTACTCTTGATCGAGGCAAAACTGTTGGGTTTATGTTCTGCACTCGCATTAGTTCAACTATGGATGCGCCTGTTCCAAGCTCTTTTGCGTCTGCATCATGGGGAAGGTAGTGCTTCTCATAGCAGTAGTTCTTCGACCTGAGCAGCCCAACATAGTGGGCTATCCCCTCACCCGCGTTTTCATAGAAATCAATAAAGCGCACCTCGCCCCCGCGCGTCTGCTGATAGAACCAGATGGCCGTGCTGTCACCAATGCCAAGGTCCCATGCGGTGTAGACGGGAAGGATTGGATCATAAGGTACGCTGGTGATCTGTCCATTGTCCCACAAACTGGACATGAGACGACCGTAGTACGTGCCATCGATACCTCTGGCAAACGAGCAGTAGTACTCCTGCTGAATGATTTCTTCAGGTTTGCCTTCTGCAATCTCTTTTTCTATCTGCTCACGAGAGATTAGATGGGTGTCATCAATGGTAAGCTTCTGCGTGAACCAGTCGTCATTCTCCTGAGCCATCATCCAGAGGTCGTAGGCATGGTTCTTGCCTAGAGGCGTCGTGTTGAACACGGCCCATCCTCCGTTCTTACGGAGTATTGGTGAGATCACCTCCCCGTAGCAGCGGGGGTCCTGCATTGCATACTCCGAGAAGACTACTCCCTTTGGATTGGTTCCGCGTAGTGAGTCATATTGTTCTGAGCCCACTATTTGGATCATCGCGCCGTTAACGAGACTGATCTTCATCTCAGTGCTGTTCGGCTTTCCGCGTACTGCTCCCTGCGGTATTGCCTGCAGTAGCTTGGATCCGCCTTCATCGACTCCATCCCATATCACGCGCTTGCCCTGCCTGTAGGTAGGTAGCACGTAAAAATAAACGCCAGGCCTTGTCATCAGCGCGGCATTAATCATGAAGTTCCAGCAGGCTATGTCCTTACCAGCACGGCGGTGGTAAAGGAGATAGGCGCGCCGCTTGCCGCCGGAAGTGAGTGCGTCCTCGAAGTCTTGCTGATACCAGCGTGGACGGTAACTAGAGTGGAGTTCAATAGCCACTCGCTAGTCCCTATCTTTAACCTTCGCTGGCTCTACATCTGGTGGGGCTGCTCGTCCGTTGTAGTTGGTTTCCTGACCGGCTTCCGCTTTGGCCATCAAGAGATTGTACTCTCTAACCTCATCGTCATATTGCCAGCCTCTTTTTTCTACCATTCCTGAATTTAGTTCGCCTTTTAAACCACCATTCTCTCTTCTATAACCTATAATAGCCTTTGCGCGTTCATACACGTCGGAAAACTCTACATTTTTTTTCCGCCATTCGCTGATTTGCTTGATCGTGTAACCTGTCTCTGCGCGGAACCCCAACATCGACAATGAGTCGGGGCGATTAGCGAATTCCAGCGCTTGCTCACCTGCTTTGCGCAAGAATTCTGCATCGTACTTCTCTGGTCGTCCACCTGGCATAATCGTTCCTTTTTGTTCACCGTTTGTTCGCCTACTTTATTGATAGCACACGGATCATAAAAAAAGCCCCCAGGGTGGGAACTCCGGGGGCCAAAACAACAAAGAAGGGCGACGGAGGGCTTCCGTCGTGAGATGAATTAGAACTTGCCTGATCCCTTAGGTGGCATAGCACCGTCATGGGGTTGGGCCCGCTTTGCGTTGTTCATCATGGGCATTTGATGAGCATAAGAGCCCAGATTGCCGCTAGCAGCTTTCGCGTCGGCATTCTTCACGCCTCGCTCTAGCCCAACGCCTTGCAGTTGCGCTTTGTTTTTAGCCATTGTTAGCTCCTTAGCTTGCAAGCATAATTGCTTAACCTGACATTACTATGTTTAGTTCAGTCGGTCAATTATCGTCTTCTTGCTTGCGACGCGTTTGTTTGTCTTCAATAGATTTGACTATGTCAATGCCTTCTGGTGGCTCTTCCGTTTTGAGGAACCCTCTGTACTGACACTTCGAGCACTTGACCCGTCTTCTTGGTGGGTCTAGGTGAACGACGCCATTTTCTGAGAACATCAGTTCTTCCTTGCACTCCGGGCATGGGCTCCCTGTCTTCCGCAGTTGATTTGGTCCTGTTCCCATTCCTCTGATAAAGGCTTTAGCGATTTCTGGATTTTCCCACAGAGGCATTAGTCCCACCTTGACCCGGGGTCTTTGTAAAGCATTTTGTCTAGTACCGCGGCTATGCAGATGAGGAGCATGATTCCCGTGAATATGTGCAAGAGAATG